ACCCTGGACCTCGGCGTCGTCCGCGACTCCACCCTGAACGCCCGGAACGAGTACAAGACGTTCAGCGAGTCGTGGGAGGGCGTCGCGCACCGGGGCGTCGAGGCGATCCGGGGCGTCGTGACGACCCGGCCGCTCGGCATGGTCGCCGGCACCCGCGACACGGCCGCGATCCTGGCCGCCTGATCGAGTCCCCCCGCCCCGCCCGAGCAGCTCGGGCGGGGCGGGTGACCCGGTCCCGTCCCTGACCGCGAGGAGCCCCCGTGCTGACCCGAGTCGTCGCCCCCCGGGCGACCGTTCCCCCTCACTCCCTGATCCGCGCCGCCGTGACCACGCTCGACGGCGAGGCCGGGTGGGAGCGCGGGCTCACCTACGCCCCCGAGTCCCCCGGCGGGTACCGGGCGTTCGCCGCCTGTACCGACGCCGAGTACGTCGACGAGGGCTCCGGCGTGACGCCCGCCGTCGAGTACCGGCCGTGGGACCTCCAGGTCCTCCACCCGTGTCACTCGACGTTCGGGCTCGACGAGGTCCAGCTCGACGCCGAACTCGGGCGAGCGATGGACACCGTCGAGTCCTACGCGATCGCCCGCGAGTTGTGGGCCGGCGACCTCACCCGCGCCGCTGCCGACGCCGGCGACGTGGACGCCCCGAACCTCTCCCTCGTCGACGGACCGACCGTGCTCAACGGCGGGACGCCGACGAAAGCAGCCCTCGCCCTCGGGATGCTGGAGCAGGCGGTCGGCGACGCCCTCCGGGGGCAGCAGGCGTACCTCCACGTCGGCCGGATCGCGCAGAACCTCCTCCCGAACGTCACCCGCGAGGGGAACCTGCTCACGACCCGGATCGGGAACCTCGTCGTCGCCGACGCCGGGTACCCGGGGACGCCCCCGATCGGCGAGGACGCCGCCCCGGGCGTCGGGTGGGTCTACGCGACCGGCCCGGTCGTCGTCCGCCGCTCCTCGATCGAGCGCCTCGGCATCGGGCAGGGCGCGCTCGACACGAGGACGAACACGCTCGACCTCCGCTCGACCCGGGTCGTCGCCGCGACGTTCGACCACTCCGCCCTGTTCGCCGTCCCCGTCGACCTGACCGCCTGACCTCCGAGGAGTACCTACCGTGGCAACCCGTACGAAGGCCGGAAGCGTGTTCGCGCTCGGAGCGCGGTTCGTCCGCCTCCAGCGCAACGGAGCGCCCCTCGTGGGCGCCGACAACGCGTACGTGACGGACAACCTCGTGAAGCTCGATTTCACGATGCTGTACCGGGAGGGGCAGGAGGTCGAGCGGATCAACGGAGCCGGCCGGGCGTGCATGTACTACAAGGCTCCCGACACGGTCCGTGGTCTGACCGTGGACGCCCTGGAGCTGTGCTACCCGGACCCGGAGCTGGAGGAGTTCCTCCAGGCCGGCGACGTGCTCGTCGACGACGACGGCGACGCGGTCGGGTACGCCGCCCCCGCCGTCGGAACGGACGTGTCCGGGTTCGGCGTCGGGATCGAGTTGTGGTCCTCCGCCGTCCTCGACGAGGGCGTCGACGACGAGTTCCCGTACGTGAAGTGGCTCCTCCCCCGCGAGAAGCTCCGCGAGACGGGTACCCGCTCGATCGGCTCCGACCCGGTCGCCGTGTCGTACGAGGGCACCGGGCAGCAGAACCCGAACTACGGGTCCGGTCCGTTCGGCGACTGGACGTACGAGTCGTCGCGCGTGTTCCAGTGGTACCGGGTGCCGACGATGCCCGACCTCTCCGTGAACGGGCTCGTCCCCGTCGCGGCGCCGACGCCGTAACCGGTGGCCCTCGGAGCATGGGCGACCGTCGACGACCTGCCGGCGACTCGCCCCGCCCTCCCCGGGGGCGACGAGGAGTGGACCCGCTACCTCCTCGCCGCCTCCGAGGTCCTGTACGCGCTCACGGGCCGGCGGTTCGGCGGGCTCCGGGAGCGCGCCGTCGAGCTGTACGCGCCCCCCTCCTCCGGGGGCGACCCGTGCTGCCGGCGTCCCTCCGTCCGCCTCCCGAACCGGCCCGTCGTCGAGCTGCTCGCCGTCCGCACACGCGGAGGTGACGTGCTCGACCGCACGGCGTACCGGATCGCCCGGGGCGGGTACCTGGAGTCCGCACCCGGCCGCGCTGCCCGCCTGCCGAACACGGTCGAGCCGCTCCGGCTCCGCTACCGGTTCGGCCGGGACCCGGGCGACGCCGGCCGCGTCCACGCCGCGCACCTCGCCGACGCGCTCGGGCGGGCTCGCCTCGACCCGGACTCGTCGCCGCTGCCGGGCACCGTGACGCAGATCGTCCGGCAGGGCGTGACGTTCACGCAGCAGGCCGCCTCGACCCTGATCGAGGCAGGGCAGACCGGGCTCGCGCCCGTCGACCTGTGGGTCGCCTCCGCGAACCCGTCACGGAACCGCCGGCCCTCGCGCTCGTGGTCCCCTGACACGGACGCCCCGTACTACCCGCTCCCGATCGAGGAGGTACCGGTCCCGTGACCGATCCGTACGCACCGTTCCCGGCCGCACCCGTCCGCCCGGCAGTGTTCCCCCGTGAGCGCCTGTCCCGGGCCGGGCTCGACGACGACGCGGTCGCCCGCCTCGACGCCGAGTACGAGTCCCTCGACCCGGCCGGCCGGCAGGAGTTCTCCCGGTTCGTGACCTCCCACTCCGACGACGCGATCCGCGAGCGGTTCTCCGCCGGCTCCGTCGAGGACACGGGTCGGCAGGCCGCGCTCCCGACGTACGACGACCTGAACTCCGAGACGATCGACGAACTCGACGAACGCCTCCGCGAGTGGAACGAGTCGCACCCGGAGCAGCACCTCACGATCGCCGGCCGGAAGGGCGAGAAGATCGGCCGACTCCTCGACGCGTACGAGGGCGAGCGCGAGCAGCTCGGCGCCGTACAGACCTCGGACGGCGTCGAGCACGTCGGCATCGTGCCCGCGAGCGCGGCCGTCCCCGTCGCCGAGCAGCAGCTCCCGACCGCCCCGACCGCCACGACGACCGCCGGCGCCCCCGAGGCCGCCCCTGCTGCCCCCGTGGCCCCCGCCGGGACGGTCGAGACGGGCGCCGCCTCCACGGGAGCGCAGGCGCCCGCACAGACCGCCGACGCCGCACCCGGCGCCGGTCCCGCAACGACCGAGGAGTGACCATGCCCGCCGAGCCGAGCCGAACCGAGCTGTCCAGCAACTCCGCCGACTACCTCACCGGACCAACCTCCGGCGACCGGGGCACGGAGGGCGGGACCACGAAGGACGGCGCCGTCGCCCTGTTCCCCCGGCAGTCGTCCGTCCGGCCCGTCGAGGGCGCCGAGCAGCAGTCCAGCTCGGACGCCTGATCGTGGCGCTCCCGCGCGAGGGCGGTCCGCCGACGCCGGCCGCCGTCGCGCGGGCGCTCCTCGACCGGGTCGTCGCGTACTACGCCGAGCACGCCGACCCGGAGGACCTCGGCGCCCCCGTGCCGCTGCCCGAGCGGCGGTTCGTCGCCGGCGGGGAGCCCCGCGTCGTCGCGTGGGACGTGGACCTCGGGCAGGTCCACGTCGCGTACGAGCGGACGATCCGCGCCCTCGACCCGACGGTCCCCGCCCCCGCCGTCCGGGCGCCCCGCACGAACCCGGCGAACCGAGGGAACCTCGTCCGCTCCGTCGTCCTGGAGGTCCAGGTCGTTCGCCCCGCCCCCGGGCTCGGGCAGCTCCGGACCCTCCCGACGCAGGACGAACTCGACCGGCACGGGCACGCCCTCGGGCTCGACCTCGCGCACCTCGTCCGCGCCGTCTCCGAGGCAGCGACCGGCGGGCACCTCACCCGCGAGAACGTCGCCGAGGCGCGCGTCGACCTCGGCGACGCCGTCACCCTCGGACCCTCCGGGAAGGTCGCCGGCGTGGGGCTCGCCGTGACCGTCCCCCTCATGTGAGCAGGAGGCGACCGTGTCCCGAGGCGGAGGAATCGGCGTCCGCGTGTCCCCGGACTCGTACGGCGTGATCGACCCGGACGTGCTCGCGAAGTACGTCCGGCAGGGCGGGGGACCCGTGATCGCCGACCTCACCCGCCGCGCGGGGAACGTCCAGGCCGGCGCCCGCCGGCAGGTCGGGAAAAAGACTCGGCGCCTGGAGCGGAGCATCGTCAAGCGCCCCGGCGTCGACGCCCGGGGACCGTACGTCGACGTAGTGACCGAGGGCGTGCGCTACGCCGGGTATCACCACAACGGGACGGCGACCTGGAGAGGTAACCCGTTCCTGACCGATAACCTCCCGCTCGCCCGCCGCTGAACGCACGAGGAGCCCGCCCCCCGGAGGGAACGGGCTCCTCGCACCGTCGGGCACCGTACGCGCGGCGCCCGGCCGGCAGGAGCGGGCGCGGGCGACCTCGCGGACCCTAGCTCGGGCCGGGGCACCCGCGCACCCGGCAGCCCCGGAACCGCTCGTGAGGGCAGCGGGGGGCGTACACGCGCCACGCTGCCGACCCGACCCGCACCGTCGGCCGCTCCCGCGTCGGTACCGCCTCCGGGTCCCACGCGTCGCCGGCCGGCTCGTCCTCGACCTCGGCGAGGTCGGGCATCGCGACCGGGACCGGGATCGGGGGCGTGTGCTGCCGCCGCTCGTCGTACACGACGAACCGCGACCCGTCCCGCACGTACAGGACCTCCTCGACCGCGCTCACGACCGACGCCCCCGGCAGCGGAGGTGCATCCCGTACAGGGTCCGCTCGCCGTCCCCGAGGGGCAGCGGGCAGCGCGGGCACGCCGGCGCCGTCACGCCGTCACCTCGGCGGGGAAGTGAGCGCGCACCGTGCCGCGCTTGCCCTCGGCGCGGACGACGACGCCGTGACGGATCGCCCGATTGAGCGCCCCGGACGCGGCGCCCTCACTCCAGCCTGCGACCGACGCGAGGTCGCCGAGCGTGAGCCCGCCCGCCGGCCGCCCCTCCAGGAGCCCGGCAGCAGCGCGCCGGACGTACTCCGCTGCCTGCTCCCATCGGGCGCCCTCGGGCGCCTCCAGGGCGACGACGGGCGCCTGCCGGCCCGTCCTCGACGAGCGGGACCGGCCGTCCGCGCCCTCGACCCGCTCCGGCGCCGGGTCGAGGGTCCGGAGCGCCTCGTTCACCGCGTACGAGGAGACGCCGAGCCGCTCGCGGATCGCCCGCGTCGCCGCGCCCTGCTCGCGGAGACTCCAGACGAGCGCGTTCCGCTCGGCGACCGCCTCGGGCGAGCCCGTGAGGCGGAGCGCCTGGAGGTCCCCGAGCCACGCCTCGACCGCCTCGTGCCACGTCGAGTACCCGGCCGTGAGGTGAGCACCGGCCGCCCGGAGGCGGGCGAGGCGCTGGAGCGGCCGGAGCAGCTCGGCGCGGATCGCCGCGACCTCGACCTCGATTTCGGCGAGGGACAGGGGCGCGACGTACTCCTCGATCGGTATCGCGCGGGCGTAGGCGCCGCGCACGACGGCGAGGTCGACGACCTCGGCGAGGGCGCTCACGCGGACCACGCCGTACGGAGGTCGCGGTTCACGGCAGCGGCAGCGGCAGCGGCGGACCCGTGCTCGGCGATCAGCTCGCGGGCCGGGACGCCGGACAGGAGGTCGATCAGGGTCCCGTCGTCCTCGCCGAGGACCTCGTCGGTCGAGGTGATCGAGGCGAACACGGCGAGGCGGGGGACGTACACGGCCGGCCCGGAGACGACGCCGGCGAGGTCGAGGACGACGGTCCCGAACAGGCGGGTCGCGGCGGACCGGAGGTCGGCAGCGGTAACGCGGGGGGCGCTCATGCTCTACCCATCGGCAGGGGGGCGGGGAACCTTTACCCGGGGGACACTATCCCCCCCCGATAGGGTCGGGTCGACTGCTCGGACCCGAGCGGTCGGCCGTGTCCCTCGACCGGGGGACGCGCCGCAACTCACCGGGGGGCAACTAACCTCCCCCGTGTGACCGACAACGACTCCGCCCCGCCCGTCGAGGGGACGCCCGGCGTCCGCGTGTTCGGGCAGCGCGCGACGCCCCTCTCCGAACGCCGGTTCCGACGGTTCGGGATCGAGGTCGAGACGGACTCCGACCGGTGGGTCGAGGAGTTCGACGCCTATTTCGACCCGGACGCCGGCGCCCTCCTCGGCGTGATGAACGCCCGGACGGACCTCCAGCAGGCGAACGCGACCGCCGTCCTCCTCCGGACGAGCCTCCGCGACGACGACGGCGTCCCGGCGGACTGGCACATTCCCGGCGAGCCCGTCCACGACGACGAGGGCGACGAGGTCCTGTACGTCGTGGGCGAGGACGGCGAGCCGGTCGAGTGGCAGCCCGAGGACGGCGACGACGGCGACGAGGTCCCCGACGGCGTCGAGGTCCGGTACGAGTGGCACGACGGGTCCCTGCTCACCGCGACGGAGCTACGGGAGGCGATCGCGGAGTTCGACGTGTTCGACGACGGGTCGTCTCGCCGGCGGTTTGAGTGGGTGATGAACTCCCCCCGTCACCGCGTCAAGCTCTCCGCCCTGACCGACCTCGCCGAGTGGATCACCGGGGAGGTAGCGAAACGCCCTACACGGAGGCCCACGTCCTCGGCGCGTGGGCAGCAGCGAACCGGCCGTACGTCGAGGGGAAGCTCGCGCCGCTGACCCTCGCCGCCGGTGCCCGGTCGTTCCTGGAGCTGCCCGCAACTCTGGCCCTGGACCTGCTGTACTGCCTCCTGCTGGAGGAGGACGAGGACACGGTCGAGAGGCGGACGCACCTCGACGAGCAGCTCGCGTCGTTCCGGATGCCGATCGGCGCCGTCACGGTCGACCGGGCAGCGGATCGAGCGGCGCGCGCCGCGACGTGGGGGAAGCTCCCCGCGCATCAACGGGCGATGCGTCAAGCGCAGGAGGCCGGCGGACCGCCGTCGAGGGCAGGGGGATAGCGCGTGGCAGTCGTCATCGGCGAGGCGTCCGTCCGGATCAGGGCGGACGCGGACAAGTCCGAGATACAGCGCGAGGTCGAGCCGAAGATCGAGCAGGCGCTAGAGGCTGCCGGCGAGTCGGGCGCGGACGCGTTCTCCGCGAAAATGGCCGCCGGGATCGCCGGCGCCGGGCTCGCGATCGCCGGCGGGTTCTCCGCGTCCCTGGAGCAGGCCGCCCTAGGCGACAAGCTCGCCGCGCAGCTCGGCGCGTCCGGCGACTATGCCGAGGACCTCGGCTCGATCGCCGGCGGGCTCTACGCGAACGCGTACGGCGAGTCCCTCGGCGACGTGAACGACGCCCTCCGGTCCGTCATTCAGTCCGGCGCCGTGATGGAAGATGCGTCGAACGAGCAGCTCTCCTCCGTAACCGCGTCCGTGATGGACCTCGCCTCGGCGATGGATCAGGACGTGGGCGGGACCTCGCGAGCGGTCGGCCGCATGATCCAGACCGGTCTAGCAGCGAACGCCGAGGAGGCGCTCGACGTACTGACCCGAGGGTTCCAGCAGGGGGCGGACCGGGGCGGGGACCTGCTCGACGTGGTCGGCGAGTACGGGACCACGTTCTCGGAGCTAGGGCTCACCGGCGGGCAGGCGATGGGCGTCCTAAATCAGGCGCTCGCGGCAGGCATCCCGAACGCCGATTTCGCAGCGGACGCGCTCCGGGAAATGGGCATCATCGGCCGCGAGGGCGGGGAGGACGCGGCAGCCGCGATCGACTCCCTCGGGCTCTCCTCGGCGGACTATTTCGCAGCGATGCAGGCCGGCGGACCGCAGGCGTCGGCCGCCCTGGACGGCGTCCTCGACGCCCTCCGGAACACGGAGGACCCGGCGCTCCGGGCGTCGGCCGCGACCGCGCTCGTCGGGACGCAGTACGAGGACCTCGGCGACGCGATCCTGTCCCTCGACCCGTCCGAGGCGGAGTCGTCCCTCGGGACGATCGAGGGCGCCGCCGGCCGGCTCGGGACCACGCTCAACGACAACGCCTCGACGAACCTCACGACCTTTATGCGGACCGCTCAACAGGCGTTCGTCGACGTGATCGGCGGGCAGGTCGTCCCGATCATCGAGTCCGTGGTCGTGTGGCTCCGGGACAACCTCGGACCCGCCCTCGACACCGTCGGCGGGTTCATCACGACGAACATCGTCCCTCCGTTGCAGTCCCTCGCGACGTGGCTCGGACAGAACGACGGGCTCGTGTCCGCGTTCGCGTACACGGTCGGGACGATCCTCGTCGCCGCGCTCGCCGTGTGGGGAACCCGCTCCGTGATCGAGACGGCGAAGTCCGTCGTCGGATGGTTCGCGACCGCGACCGCCTCCTCGACGAGCGCAGCGACGCAGCAGCGGTCCGCCCTCCAGGTCGTCGCCGGGTGGGTCCTTATGGGCGTACAGGCGCTCCTCCAGGGGATCAAGATCGCCGCCGTGTGGGCGGTACAGATCGCCGCCGCTGCTGTGACCGGCGCCGCGTCGTTCGTCGTCCAGGTCGCCCGCGTCGTCGCCGGGTGGGTCCTCATGGGCGCGCAGTCCCTCCTCGCCGCCGCGCGGATCGCCGCCGCGTGGCTAATCGCGATGGGACCGGTCGGGATCGTGATCGCGATCGTCGTCGGGCTCGTCGCCCTGATCATCGCGAACTGGGACAAGATCAAGACGTTCACGACTAAGGCGTTCCAGGCGGTCGTCGACGCCGTGACCGGGGCGTTCCGCTCCGCGCGGGACGCCGTCTCCTCCGG